CGTTAGTGATAAAGTACTCGACAACATTGTCCAACATTTCCATAACATCCGGGATAAACTGATCATTATTTTTCCAATCATCATAGTACTCCAAGTTAACACTAGACAAACAACACACAGCCGTTCGGTCAGCACTAGTGGGCAGGAAGATTTCGGTACACAGGTTAGACCCGTTAATACGTAACCCTTTATCCTTTAACCACTCAGGCATATCCCTGTTAGCCGTATCAATGAAGATGAAGTATGGCTCACCCGTCTGCATACGTAAGTCCAACATCTTCTGCCACAACCCCTTAGCACTGACCACTTCTACGACCTCGCCATTGGCGGGGTTTTTTAATGCCCAATCGTCATTGGCCTCTGGGTCTTTCATACACCGTTCGATCACCTGCATAAACTCATCGCTTATGTTAACACCGTGGTTCAGGTTAAGCGTCCGCAGGTTTTGATCACCCGTCGGTTTACGCATCTCCAAGAACTGAATGATGTCTGGGTGACTTACATCAAGAAACGCTGCATAAGAACCCCGACGTGTTCTGCCCTGTCGGTAAGCCAAAGAGGAAGCATCGTACATTTTGAGGTGTGGCATAACACCAGTTGATTTATCATCACTGTTACGTATCCCAAGGTGTATGCCAACACCGCCACCCAACATACTAAGCCAATTAGTTTCAGATAAGTTGTCAACGAGACCTTCAGCACTGTCTTCAATGTAATTAAGAAAGCAGCTAATAGGAAGTCCACGCTTACTACGACCAAAAGAAAGAATGGGAGTGCTATAAGACAACCAATGCTTAGAACTATACTCGTAAAGTCGCTGAGAATGCTCAGGATTACTTCCGAACGCTTCCGATACATACGCAAACCTCTCTTGTGGGCTAACCTCCTCCTCCATCATGTAACTCTCACGCAACCGTTGCAGTCCGAGAGCGTCGAACAGTTTGTCCCGTTCTAAGTTTATTTTAATTGTCATCAAGTGCTTCCTCTAAATAATCAGCTATGTCTTCTATCTTATCCTGAAACCGGTTGACAATCTCTTCACTGTTAATCTCCAACAGCTCCAAGATTGTCACCTCGTCCATACGTTTTAGTTTATCACAAATGTCAGGTATTGTTAACATTTAAAATCTTCAGGCATAACTTGTTCATACTCTTCCAACCATGCAGCAACGATTGGTGTATTCATCTTAGCCTTTAACTCCTCAAATGTTGCACCTGTGATGGCGATGTCCTTCTTTGGGTTATACCCACCGACAACTCCATACACAGTGTACCGGTACTTGTGTTTAGGATTAGGTTTCCCTATTTTGTGCATACTTTTTCTCCAAATAATTCATAGAGAGAAACATCTCATCGAAAGCTCCATCCTTCACCTCGTTCAACATGACCAACCCACGCCAGTGTGTGTTGCTTAGTTGATCCATGTAGTCCTCATCGTGTAGGTAGTAGCTACCAGCGATTATCCCACAGATGGCGGTTCCGTCTGCTCTTTTGCCATAAGCAACTTGCTTACCTTGTTGATGCCCTGCAACACAAGACATGTGCAGCTTATTAACGATAACACTAGCAGAACTAGCTGGTCGCCCCATAGCACCAACAGGGAAGTAGTGGCAGAAACCAACACCATTGATAAAAACAGGTTTAAGAAAGTCATATACATCCCAATCTTTTTTGTAGTCTAGGTCATCAGTCGAAATCACACCCTCAAGCATAGGCGTGTTAGCCACTGCTCGGTTGATACGGTTCTCATGGTTACCCATTGTTAACACCATACGAGGTTTATATACCTTGTGTTTTGTAATTTTCTGTGTTGCCTGTAAATCACGCAGAGGCTTCAACAGCTTCTTCATGGCCACCTTCACACAGTTAACGTCATCCTTGTAACGCTTGCCTTCAAAGTATTTACTACCAGTCTTATCATGCGTAGACAAGGAGGGCATATCAGCGAAGTCGCCAATGTTGATAACAACATCTGGTCGGTAATCCACGATAGCCTTCCCTGCCCACGTTAGATGATCAGTAGCTACTCCCGGCTTCACTTGGCAGTCAGGAATAACAAGTATCTTCATGCTCGAAAGCCTCCAGTATCTAACCCTGTATCCCAGTAGTCTTCTAACATGATGTCTACCTTCTCATAAACACCGACATAACCGCAGGAGTCTAGAAAGGCAGCAAACTGCCGCATGACATCATCCCATCTGGCATCCTCATTACAAACGTAGAATAATTCTGAGCTAGTCTCTACACTTGGTCGTGAGCACTTCTTCTTAAAGTGGTAATACTGTTTATCTTCCATTCTTTTCTCCATAAATGCTAGGGAACAAGTCAGTCAAAATCGCTTTACACTGATCTGCTACTTCCCTATGTTCCTTCTGTGTTGCCTCGTCACAGCGGATGTCAACATAGTGCATCCAACTCCGTAACGTCCCGTTCATATACATCCGACTGTTTGTTAACCCCTCTGGCAAAACCTTCCGGGCAATTTCCTTAGCTATCCCGTTATTCAGAGCAGCTCCGTACACCCCTTTAGCTTGCGCTATCAAACTACGTTGCATCTCATCCCACCAGCGCTGTAACTCTCTGTCCTCAGTAGGGAGACTGTTCTGTCGGTTCTTATCATCCTGCAACCGTACCTCACTGTACTCCATATCCAAAGCCTCCGCATACCGCTGACTAAACTCTTGGAAGCTAAACGACCGATGCCTCAGAATCTGCCGTGCTATGTCCCGTGTTACCTCAATCTCCATGCAAACATTAACCATCTCGAAGGGTGACCAATGCTTGTTATTCATCAGGTAACGTAGCAGCTTAGGTGCTGTCACTACGTTATTCTGATTCTCTGGGTTTGAGACACGAGCCATGTAAGCAACCATCTCTTCGGCATGAGGTGTTACCCACATTAGCTTAACGTTCATTTCTTCTTCCTCTCTTTACGTTCTTCGTTGGTCTTCTTCTTGTGGCATGGTTTACAGAGTAGTTGTAGATTAGTTGAATCGCAATATAACCTTACGATATAAGTCCACCAATCTTCAAAACCACTCGCAGGGTCTACAACAGGATCTTTGTGGTCTACTTGTACTTGTTTTGCTACGAAGTATTCACCACAACCAACACACTTGTAGTGCTCTGCTAACCTACCAGAAAGTTTGTTGATCATCTTTCCCGACTTACCTTTAGTTTGCGCTTTCCATTTTCCCGGGAATCGTCTAAAGTACGCTCTAAGGGCAGATATTGCAAAGTTTCTTAACTGAGCTTCAGTCCATTCTCCATCGTTATACTTTTTGTTGTTCATACTGGTACAACAACTGAGCAAACCCTTCTACAAAGCGCTCGTCTTGGTCACGTTCACCCATTGTAAACATAATCGCATGAACAAGCTCATGGTAAAAGGTAACGTCTTTATCTTGTTTTGTTAACTTCTTGTTAATTAAAATTTTACACTCATCGGGGTTTGTAGAGCCTAAGTCAGGCATCTCGGTTTCTACTACCTCCCATGTACACCCTGCTAATTTAAACTTTTTCACTTGGTGGCTCCCACATTTGATTTGCCTGACGGCGTAACCACAACAATCTCGCATTCTCTAACACACGTTCTGCGCCCATCGCCTCCACACAACACGCATACAACTCTTCTTCTGTCTTCGCATCGGCAAGCATCTTTGTCGCAGTGACCTCTCCAACACGATATATTCCCTTGATGTTGTCGGCGCTGTCCCCTGTTAATATCTGCTTGTAAAAGAATCGCAAGCCTTCTTCTGGCGTCACATACTTCTTTACTTTCTTTACAAAATTGTAATGCCATGTTGGAACCTGCATAAAGTCTTTATCTATTGATACTATGATACTTTCATCTCCTAGTTCTGTTGCTCGTGTGGCAATGTCATCATCTGCCTCTTGTCCGTCGCTAACACTAGCGCCCCATGCCGTTTGTAAATATTCCCGTAGGAGAGGTAGGTGTTTCGGCTTCTTAACATCCTTCCTGTTACCTTTGTAAGGTGCTGTTACTGCGATGTCGTTTCTAAAGTTTGTTTTGCCTGTTAGGAACAGCTCGTGTGAGTCGGTGTCCACTAAGTCAAACATTATTAAATCTTCAAGAAACACCGCCATCGTTTCAATAGCGGTGTTTTCGTGTTCATCGTCAGTAGCAAACCCTACTCGGTAGCATAAAATATCTGCATCAAGTAGGGCAATCATTACAGCAGATCGTCGGTTTCAAAAGCTGTAACACCGCCCGTGTAAGGAACTAAGTCGGTAATCACAAGTTTTTGGAGAGAAGGGGCGATGCCGCTCTTTCCACCAAAGTTCCACTCGTAGTAAGATACCAAAGCGGCTGCTTTAGATCCATTACCAAGAATAGACCCGTCAATAGGTGTCCCACCATCGTCGTGAGCGGAGATAGTGCGCTTACTCTTACAGGTAATAAACTTACCCTTACCCTCTTTAGTTTTAACTTCAACACCAAGAGACTCTAAAGCTTTAACTGCATTGTCGGATAAATTACACAAATCAACTTGGTAACGCTGACTCATCTCATTCATCTTTTCCAAATAAGCCCACATAACATCTGCTTTGATTTTTACTGATTCATTACTCATAACTAATTCCTTAATGTACTGATGTACTACCGTCTTCTTCGGCAATACTATAAAATTTAGATGTGACAGTAGTTAAAATATCTAACACTTCCATCTCGCTCAAATGTTGGCTGAAACTTAGGTGAAATACACCTTCTTTCTCTATGATAGAGATTACAGAATCTGCATCTTTAAAAATAGTTTCCAACTTTCTTAATTCTCGTTTGTTCAATGTGTTTCCTTCCAGTTATCACCTACATTGTATTCTCCTGTTGTTGGACACCGTAGCCCTAAAGCCACACCTGCCTCTTCAATTGCTAATACAGCCAACTTACCCACCTTATCTGCGTCCTCTTGCGGAACTTCTACCTGCCACTCGTCGTGTACATTTGCACAGAACTTAGCGTCTATTATACCACACTTTAACTTATTGTTCAAGATAACTAGGGATTTTTTCATTAAAATTGCCCCTGCTCCTTGTAACAAAGTATTCAGTGCACTATGTTCACTACGCACTAACAAATGTCTACCGTCTAAACCGGGTAAATAACCATTCTTTGATAGTCTTTTTACCGTACTTTTTAGTTTTCTTAACGCTGGTGTGTTTTTGAGGAAGCGTTCTATTAACGCTGTACCTTCTTCTTCACTGCCGCCAACGATAGAACCAATCTTTCGAGAACCAGCACCGTACAGGAAAGCGTAAATAAACGTCTTCGCTGTGTTTCGGCTCTCTAACCCTGCCGCCTTCTGGTTAGCCGTATGTATGTCACCATTGAGGATTTCATTTGTGTATTGATCATCCTTCATATAGTGGGCTAACATACGCAATTCCAACCCGCTTGCGTCGATACCTACCAACTTGTTACCGGGTTCAACTGTCCACAACTCACGACACTCGACACCGTACTCACTACCACTGTTGGGCACTTGCGCCATGTTAGGGCTAATATGCGTCATACGCCCCGTCACGGCTCCGTTTGTTATTACCCTACCGTGTACCCTACCATCTGGCTTAACCACGTCAAACCAGCTACTCACCTGCGAGATGCGTTTCTGTAGCATTAGATACCGAGCAATTAGTTTAGCCTCTGGTAGGTCAATGCCCTCTAACACCTTCTCATTGATGATGGTACTTCCCTTCTCTGTTTCCTCTGTAAAGATAACACCTAATGTCGCCAGCCTCTCAGCAATCTGCTGCCTACTGCCGGGATTGAATGGGGTCACCTTGGTTTTGAGAGTTCTACCAGTTTTCTCACTAACTCGTTCTTCGACAATTGGTGGAAACGTATCTTGCAATTCGCTTTCAATATCAGCAACTTCACCTGTAAGTTGAGCGAGAAGTGCCTCACCTTTGTGCTTATCAAACTTAAATCCATGCTGCTCTTGCCTCTTTAAAATAGCCGCTACGTCATGCTCTAGCTGTACGCTCTCGCCCCAACCAGATAGCTCCTGCTCTAACATACGAAACAACTGAACTGTTACTGACACGTCCTGTCTACAATAAAAGCGGTTAAGGCTATCAACTGGATCGTCATAAGGAGTAGTAGAAGTCTTGTCATATTGTAACCCTTTCATCCAATGCCAAATACGTGTGTACTCAACCTTACGATTCCCTAGCCTCTTGCCCCATGCTGCTAAACTGTGACCGTTTTCGATAGAGGGATTGTGTAGCCTTGACATTATCAAGGTATCTCTCACTTTCTTCAATCCAATCTTCGTTCCCCACAGCTTGTTGAGCACTGGTGCGTCGAAGCCGATCAAGTTGTGTCCGATCAATCTCTCTGCTTTGTTTATTAAGGGTATGAGTGTATCCGGTTTTGTGTGACATACGTATTCACCTGTCTCGCTGTTATGGGTATAGCACAACCAAATCTTGGTCTGCTTGCTGTCTGTCTCGATGTCGAGAACTAAGTCCACATTACTTTCCTTTGTTAAAAATTGTCATACTTGTAAGCACCGCCATTAGCTAATAAATTCTTAATAACAGCATATGCTTGTATTGTGTCTTCAGTTTCTAATATGGATTCCAAATAAGTTCTCCAACTATTCTCGTAATACTGTACCTCGTGTATAGTAAACTGTGTATCACAATAGGGATATTCACGGGCTACTAAACTATACTCATATGTTACAGCGTCCTCTCTGTGTGTGAATACTTTTTCTGGCGCATCTGAACCATCTTCTGAAAGCACCCATACTGTTTTCATCATATCACTTCCCCTTAGCAAGTTCAATTTCAACTAACTTCGCATAACCCCCTACATCGTGCCAACTATCATCGTAGAAGGGGTCACCATTGACAATACGTGCCAGTTTGTTAGCAATCAAGTCCAAGCTCTCCTGCATATAGGGTTCCATCGCATTCCAACTATCACCCGCATGCATAATATCTTTTAACCACTGTGATGTGGCTGACACATCCTTGTACTCACCATAACGTCCCTCACGCTGGTCTAGCGTCTCTGTTACATCCTTCATAACAATCCTTCCTGCGGCTTCGCGCATTGACATCTCACGGTCTTCAAAATACTCCCAATCACCTTCCGGGATTAGCTCATTCAACTTAACAAAAGAGGGGTTAATCAAAACATCCCCTTCAAATCAGGCTTACGATAACGCTCACCCTTCTTAACCTTACCGTTCTCATCGAACTCAGGGTAACCCTTGTAATTGAACTTAGACCAGTTACTCTCGTTAACCTCAGTGACCGCTGCATTCATATCCATCTTAGCGCACACACCAACACCGACAGCCGTAACAATTTGATCTGCTAACGAGTCAAGTAGCGGCTCACGATCTATTGATGATACAGTTTTATCACCTGCCTTCAATGCGTCAGCGAACTCCTCTAAATCATCAAGCGCCCTAGCCAAGTCACTGTTAGCATCTATGTTTAATGAATCCATCATCTCAATGAACTCCTCAATGTGACAGCCTATCTGAACATCTAGGTCACGCACCATTGGTTCTGGTCGTGCTCGTTTATGCCATAGGGTTATGTTGTCAATCATTACTTCCTCCGTCGTGGTAAGGGTGTCCAGCCAATCCAGAAACCATCTTCAATTATAGCAGGTGATAACGACCCATGAGAGGCCACACCATACACACTTAGCAACTGTAACTTAACACCGTGTGGTGCTTCCTCTATCGGTCGCCAATAGTAGTTTAAGTCGATGCAGGCCACACCATCCTTAGTTATCTTATCAGTCATCATCTTCCTCTGGATTTAGGCGTTTAGCATCCTCAATCGCCACTTGAAGTGCGGTTAATATACCTAGCCTAGCCAACGCATCCAACTCCTCCGGTGAAAAGTTGAGTTGATAGTCTGCACTACCATCCTCGTTCTCACGGATTAATGTTACTTTTGATGTTCCAATAGTATCAGTCATACCTTTTCTCCATAATACTCTAACAAAATTTCAAGTGCCTCCTTCATTTTTTCTATCTGCTCCTTGTCTTCCTCTTCATCAGTAGAGAATATAGCTAGGAACCCATGATCTTTTTCCTTGTATTTTTCTAGATACTCTCCCATATAACCATGGATTCTTTTTAATTCTTTGGTGACAATTATGTCTTGAAAATCCTCACTAAGAATGTCGTTTATATCAACCTTCAAAACAATGCCTCCTCTGTCTGCTCAATTAACAACCCATGCCGTATCTTGTGTGCTCGTTTCTGCACCCACTCAGGCTTGATACCGAAAGGGTTGAAGCATACGCCCGTCTTACTACAATACCCATAGTCTTCCATCATAATACATCATCCATTAAAAGCTCTGATTCACGTAGTATACCATTGTTTTGGTTATACTGCAAGCCAAATTTAATACCTGTTGCTCGACCAGTAAACCTATCCTTCAACACCCTAAACGTCGTTGTCTGTCGCTTAATCGGGTCTGTGTGCTGCTTGTTACGCTCTAACCCAAACATGTAGTGCGACCAACGTGCAATAGCCCGTGAGCCTGTGAAATGCTTCTCCATCACACGTCCACCTTCTTCGTGAGACTTACCCTCTGGCGTTGTCAGGTGACTAATGAAGTGGATGATGATGCCAAGCTCCTGCGCTAATGAGGCCATGTCTGCCATGATGCCATCAAGTGCCCTACGCTCATCCTGCTCCTGCGCCGATAACGCTGTCAGGTGATCGAGATAGATGTGCTCAATGTCATACGCCTTGTTAAAGTACTTAATGATGCCCTTGATCGTCTTCCAATCCATCGCCCCAAAGTGCTCCATCATGTATAGCTGATCACGCTCCTCTATTCGGTTAACACTCTCCTCATACTGTGTACGGTTCCAGTCAGCGTCAGGTACATGGTATAGCCGTTGGTCTAGCTTACCCATCACCCGTTGCCCTGTCTCGACCACGTTTTGCTCTAGGTAGATAACACCCACCTTCTTGTTCAACGTCTCGATGTCGTAGGCTATCTGCTGTGTGAATACGTCAGTTTTACCGACACCCACACCAGCACCAAAGGCATATAACTCACCCTTACGTCGCCCATAGGTCAACCCTGTTAGCGTAGAGAAACACCACGGCACACCCGGCACTGGTGGGGTTAACAGCCTTTGCTTGATGTCGGTAATGGTGACAATGCCTTCAGGCTTATACTTCTGTGAATCCGCCCACGCTTGAGAAAACTGTAGTTCTGACCTGTTAACCAACCAGTCGGAAGCATCTTTATATTGTAAATTGTGTTTGAATAATAAAGACTTACTGCCAAATAATTCAGCAACCTTAGTCGCTGCCTCACGTCCAGCATCGTCACTATCAAAGCAGATAACAATCTTATTGAAAGAATCTAACCACTCATAAGCTGCCTTACAGTCGCTTAGGGCTGATTGAGCACCTGAGCGAATACTAACTACAGCGCCTTTGCTGCCCATCATCTGATAGGCGCTCATGGCATCTAACTCCCCCTCGCAGATGGTAACAACATCACCACCATTAGAAAAGATGGCTTGACCAAAGAGTGTAGCGACCTTCCAATCACCCTCCACTTTAAACTGTTTATCCTGACTACGCACCTTGTTGGCGACATGAGCACCACTTTTGTTAAAGTAGGGAAACAACAACTCTCCCTCTGGTGTTAACTTAACGCCGTAAGCCTCAACTGTCTTTAGGGCTAACCTACGGTCACTAATACCGCTCTCAAACGCATCAGAACGGCTCAGGAAGGGCTTTTGTGTGTTAGTGGATACCTGTGGTAGGGTTTTCATATTAAATCCGTTCTCGGGCTTATCTCGCACGTTACACTTAAAACAGTATTTTGAATCATCTTCGTTGATAACAGCAGCATCGCTACTGCCGCAGTGATCACAACCGATGTGAACTTTTTTGTAGTTGGGCATTACAACTCCCAACTGTTATGTAGAGACTGCATTGCCTCCATTTCCTCAATCGTTAGAGCACGTTGCTTAGTTTCTTTAAACAACATCTCTAAAAAGCTAGAGAGCCCTATAGAGTCAATAACATCCTTAGCGTCATTAACTGTATAGTACATAAATGCTTCAGTTTCTATATTATTCATAAGTGTTCTCTATAGTGTCATAAGTGTCTATATAGTTAGCAACATCCGTGCCAACCTCTTTACGCAGATCTTCTCTGGTTAATGTTTTAATGTCATCTGATACATACGAAAGACAACTTTCACACATGTCAAGGAATTCATTAGTACTAACGGCACGGATTGTGCTTTCAAAGTAAGATAGCGTCACGTTACAGCAGTTACATCTCATTTTTAACCCTCACTAGTTTAAAAACCCCCTCTTGGTTATTCAATTCTAACCAATACACCGCATTGGCACGTTCTGTTGTTTTATACACAACTTTGTTACTATAGATAGTCCTGATCTCGTACATGTTAACCTCCGTAAGAATGAATAAGCCCATCAATCTTAACACTTTTGATAGTTTGGCGATTGATAGAGCGGTAACCCTCTGCTTGCATGTCATATATTACCACAAATTTGTCCAAGTCAACAGTGTTTATTCCCCCTTTTAAATGTTTAGTGACACCTAAGCGACCGTTTAGAACCCGCTCTGAACCGTCTTTCTTGGTGAAGGTAACAGTAACAAACTTGCCGCCGCTGTTTAAGATTAACTCGTCTAACATAACTTCCTTTCGTTGTTGATGGCTCAAGTGTACACCATTTTTTGTGTTTGTCAAGTAATATTTCAAAAATAAAATTGACATCGGTTTCAAAAATTTTCCGGATAAAATGACTTCTGGAAATGCAGCCTCCAAAACAGCCTTTTTTGTACTTTTCTACTGCTTTTGTAAGTGAGCACTCACTTCGCTGTCAGATGTAAGTGAGCACTCACTTCGCAAGTGTGGCGTGATAACAACAGAGGTGCTGCCTGCCGCTATAGGGTAACCCCAGCCCCTCAGAATACCCCTAAAAGCCCTCAGAACGGCCTCTAACGCGTTATTTTAAGCTACCCTATACCTAGGTATACCCTCAAAACGTGGATGCCTAGAAAGACCTGCAATTTGAGAGTGAGCACTCACTTACAAAACAGCTTCAAAAAAACCCCAGATGACCGGGGAATTTTTTGGAGTTATTCTGACGCCGGGAGCAATCGCCAGAAATCCCTCAGCGCAACGTCTGGGTCAAGATGCCGATATAGGATGGGGGTAGAACACTTGAATATGTGCGCCCCGTCCGACGTCACCTGCACGAATTCCCAGAGGGTTAGGGGTTGTAAAGGGTCGAATAAGAAGACGCCCACGTCGCCTATTGTTAATGCCATTTCGTGCCCTCCCAAGCGTCGATCAATTCCACGCCGTAGACTCCATCTTCCAGCGGGTCTCGATATGTCGGTAAACCCTCCCAGTCGACAGCAACAACAGCAGACGCCAGCGCCAGATAATGAGGCAGGCTGAGGGTTTCTTCTTTCCTATGCTCATTCAAATACCCAACGGATATATTCGTGCATTCAGAAATTATGTCGGTGAATTCTGCGGTATCTGTATATACGCCAGAATCCGAGGGCATATATAACAACCCTTGATTATTTAATTGATCGCACAGCGCCTCTGCGAATTTATCCGAACAACAGCGCCCGAATCCTTGATGCGTAATTACATCTGAGGTTCCGCGTCTGTCGAATGCAATCGCCCGGTCGAAATACTCTAAAAGCAAATAATCACTAGCGACATGGCGCGCCCCTACGCCTCCCACTTCTTCGCCCACGGTAAACAGGTAATACCCTTTTACGTTATTTTCCAACAGATGCACCAGCAGGGCGACGCCTGCGCCATCATCCGCACCTAGTGGCGAGTTAATCCCCGCGTAATACTTCCCCGTGGCGTGATTGATAATGTTGACCCCATCCTCCCTGTGGACGGTATCAGCGTGGGCGACGAATAAGGTAGAGGATTGATCTTGGGTATTATCAATGTGCAGGTTTCCGGCATTGTCGAATTCGTAGGGCAACCCGACATTATCGGCAACATATTGCAACAGCGCCTTTTCACCAGTACCGCCGTGGGGACGTTTTAGCGTCAGCGCGAATTCCAGCGCATTAATTAATTTGGTTTTTTTCATTTTGAATTATCCCTGTTCAGTTAAAAGAATATGGTTTTCTATTTCAGTAGTTTCATCGATGTCGACAAATTCGCCCTTATCTTTCCCGAATGTAATGCAGACAATTAAATCGCCCGAATCGTCGGTGTGATATATGTCGTTGTCACGCGTCACAATGACGTCATCCAGCGCCCAGTATTCGCCCTCATGAGATCCTGAATCCACTAGATAGATGGCGTGATCCGTGTAATCCTCTGCTGGGTAATACTCGCCGTCAGATTCGCAGGTAATTACGGAATCCTCATGTAGATATTCATCGATGCAATCGACATATACATATCCAGCGTCGGATAAATCATCCTGATGGATGACATCATGGATCGACTCAATATATACGGAATCACTTTCGTGGATGTAATTCTCTGAGTAGCGAGAGAATACATATCTATTCGACGCACAATCCTGACAGATCAATGAACCGTCATGCGTTGTGCAGGTTTCATCTTCATCCACACCATCTTCGCAGGATTCGCAATGGATCTCGCTAGGCAGAGATGCAAAGCCCCCCACGTTGTCACACTCTAATTCCCCATCCTCTTTAATTTCCAAACAATGTGCGAATTCGTTAATTTCAACATTACGGCAATTCCCATCAAGATAAGGCGCAACGATTTGCTTTCCCTCATAAATAAGGGCTAACCTCTTACCCTCCCAGCATCCCTCCCTCTCAAAACCGTGTGCCTGTAACCATGCCTCGATCTCCACGTCAGCACCCCATGATCGATCCCTGCTATATGAGCGCACGAATGTCGTGCCATTAACTAAACAGCGCCCCTGCACGACGCCCTCAGCGTCAACCCTAACCACAAACCGCCAGCCTAGCTCTGGCGTGTAGCAATGATAGGGGTGCGTCTTAAAATGATCTTTATTCATACATGAGTCGGGCGATCTTTTCAGGTACTCAATGAATTGATCGGTGCTCTCGCTGAGTACCTTAATTGTCCCGGGTTGGACGCAATGGAGGGCGACTAGATCGCGGATTACGTCGTCACGCAGGTGTGGCCAATGCCTCTTAATGTATTTGCCGACTGTCGTGACCGTCTGCCTCGATGCCTCCATGTGTTCCTCAGACCGTGTGTATGCGACCCTCACGCCGTCGGTAGCTATATGGGGTTGTTCCAGTATTACTGAGTGCCAAGAGTCCGGCTGATGGGCTAACAGACAGTCAAAAACTGCCGGGTGCAGGTTTAGGGTTGCCGATGTGTTAACCCCATGTAGTTTTGCTGACGCCTCCCTGATTCTTCCGTATTCTTCGCGGAATGCTGGGCGATTGCCGATGATGATGACCTGCAAGTTGAAAATGCAGTCGCGGGTAATAAATGATTTCATGGGTCATGCCTCCAATACGAATAGGAACAGGGCGACAGGCAGGGCTAAGACTAGCGCTACCGCAAGGGCTTGGGTTAGGTCTAAAAACAAATCTTTCATTCTCAAATACTCCATCAGTTAAGGGAATCAATAGAGTATCACAGTTTTACCCCTTATCGCCTATATATACAATAAATACTTATCAACAGGTAATCAGGTAATTGTGGATAACCATTCCACCATATGAGATATCCACTGAAACACGGGATAACTATTTTAGATGGGGAGGTTAGGGTTAGGTGTGTTAACGCGTTAGGCGTCGATCTGAGGGCTTTTAAAGGTATGGGGTTATTTACAGTATGGTATGCTTTTTGCTTACCTGTTGCGTTGACGTCACCTTGTCTCAATGGTGACTGCTAAGGTATGGTTGTTGTGTCTGGTGCTGTCTATGGCGTGCCACATCGCCCCTCACACTTTATTTGTGGGGAATCTGCCCAGACTCTTATGTCTTATATAAGACTGCCCAGACTCTTATGTCTTATATAAGACCTATCAATGCTTATATGCGTATATGCTTATATAGTTATGTAAGTGTATGCGTATGCTAATCCATGCGTATATTTGTATAAAGGGGCGGGGGAGGGGGCAGCGAAGCTATGAATATTAATGTACCCGCCCAGATACAAAATAGGGTAATTCAGGTACAAAATAGGGTAAATTAGGGACAGATACCTATATAGCTAATAAGACTTAACTGCTTAATTTTTAAGCACTTTTGACTGTGAAGCTAACCTGTAGAGGCTAACAAAGAAAGGGAAACCAGTCGAAGTCGCTTATGGGACAATATCGACTGAACAGCTAATAAGCCTATAGCGCCTAAACGATTAAAATAATTGTCAAAAAGTGAAAAAAAGACTTGACAAAATAGAAAAAGTATGCTATAATGTCTACTATATAGGGTATGATGGTTGGTTATCTACAGTTATAACTCTACTCTACCTTTAGGTTCATAGCTATATAGTCTAACTAGCATGAACTAGATTAGTAACTATATAGCCTAAATAGAGGAAGCGCTAATGGATAAAGAACAAGCTGTTCTCCCAAAGAAGATAGGAAGACCAACAAACACTGCCCTAGCTAAAGCAAAGAAGAGACCTGTGGGCAGACCTAAAGGGGATGCTTCGGCTATAGAGGAATTTAAAGCTAGGCTAATGGCATCTCCTAAAAGCCGTAAGGTGTTAGACTCCATCTTAGACGCTGCACTTGACGATGACCACAAGAATCAAGCAGCAGCGTGGAAGCTTCTGGTTGACCGTATGTTACCCATGTCATATTTCGATAAGGCCACCTCATCAAACAGTAGGCCTTCTGTTAACATCACCATCAGTGGCGTTGGTGAAACCATTGTATCAGATGTAATTGATGCCGAGGATATATCATGATACCAGTTATAACATCATTACTTTCCCTAGGCGGCACGTGGCTGGAGGGGAAGCAGAAGCAAACTGAAGCCACCCTAGAAGCCAAGCTAGTCGAGATCAAGGCTGACTCAGATATTAAAAAGGCTAAGGCCATCGCCATCACCAAGATGGCTCAAGAAGGTCAGGCTCAGAACTACGACCTCGACCGCCTAGCTATGGAACAAATGACTAAGAGCTGGAAGGATGAAC